CGGAAATCGGTTTACTTCAGTTCCCAAAAACTGGAAGACTGATAGAGGCATCTGTGTTGAACCTTCGCTAAACCTATACTTTCAGCTTGGTCTCGGCAGTGTTATCGCCGACAGATTGGGCAGTAGGTATGGGTGGTCCAAAGAGGAGACTCCGGCATGGCATAAAACCCTTGCTCGGTTAGGTAGTTTGACGGGTCAAACCGCGACTATTGATCTCTCTGGCGCCAGTGACTGCTTAGCGTACAACTTGGTTCGGTTGTTATGCCCTCAGAAGTGGTTTGAGCTTCTCTCCCAGACGCGTTCGCCCTACACCTTGATTGGTGGTAAGTGGGTGCGTCTTGAGAAGTTCAGCTCGATGGGGAACGGTTACACATTTGAGTTGGAGACAGCCATCTTTCTTTCCCTTGTACATGTCCTTAAGGGACTTCAAGGTGTAGAGGAAGATTCGATGACACCGGGACTTGCTATCTCGGTTTTCGGCGATGACATCATCTGCCCGACATCGTTGGCTGAATTGGTTATAAAATCCCTTAATTTTTCGGGGTTTACGGAAAATGACGAGAAGACCTTCATATCTGGCCCGTTTCGCGAAAGCTGCGGTGCTGATTGTTGGACAGGCTACGATGTGCGCCCGTCGTATATCAAACACCTGCTATCGTCTCCGGAAAAAGCCATCTCTGCGCGCAATAGTCTATGGCGTTTTGTTAACAGGAGTAATAGTCTACGCGGAGTCCCGGTCACCCGTAGGGTGGTCGATCTTTGCGAAGATGTACTTCCTGCCGCCATGAGACAATTGAGAGGACCTGAGGTCCTCGGTGACTTAGTTCTAAACGAGCTTAACAAAGACTCGTGGAACTATGTTATTCGCAACTCTCAGCGTTGGTTCCGTGTCTGGCGCCCTGTCCCGAACACCCGTCAGGGGTGGGACAACTGGCGTCCAGGCGTGGTCCATGCTACAGCACTGTACGGCGGCTCCTCTGGAGCCGAACCATTCGTAGCCACAGCACTCAACGGGTTACCCGTGTTTGCTAAAGAGCCGAAGTACGTTCCGCGTCTGCGGGGGTCTTATGTCTCTGGTTATAGGTTTGGTCGTGTAGCCTACTCGTGAGAGTAGGTACCTGGATCTCCTTGGAGTGAAAGGTGGTTGCCCCGAGGGGCGTAAAATAG